GCCATGTCACTGCAGCTCTACTTGGCGGCTCACGGAAGTGTTCCCCTTGAACATCCCGTCACCATTCGCCTTCACGTCGACACCTGCTGGACCTCTCACGTTGACATCGAGATTCGCCGAGGCGTCGATATTAGCTTCAGCAGCGAGTGCACCATCAAAACCCCCACGATCGGAATTCGCGCGATCAAGTTGATCTCTGAATCCTGGAAGGTCTGATTCTTCACCGTAGACCGGGCTCCATTGTCCTTCAGGCATGGGTGCGCCCTGTGGAAACTGGAACGGCTCTTCGGGACGAACCGGAAGATTCTTGATCGCTTCCGCTCCTTGATTGAGAATTGTGGTAGCTGCTCGTTCCTGCATCGTAGCGTGACGACTCAGTTCACCATAATCTTTTTCAGAAATTTGACCGAAACGATCGGTAGAACGTTTCAATCGCGCTTGAAATTCTTCCGGTCCAATTAAACCAGAGTCAATCAAACGAGTCGCCGTGTGTATGTCTTGCATTCGCTGGAGACGTTCCTCCGCCTCATTCTCGCCAAATTTTGCCACATCGGGAGGCGGAAGATTGGCTCCGTATCTCTGAAGGATGTTTCCGGTCCCCGCCGCTCCCCACATCCTAACTGTCTCGCGACCAACGTGTCCGAATTCATGTCCAATCGTAGTCGTCTCCTGACCCGTCCCCGGCTTGTAAAAAACTTCTGGCTCCTGCTGCTGGGTATAAGAAAGACCATAGAGACCCTCCAACCCTGATCCAGCTTCTTGTGCTTCCGCCTGCTCCCTTCCGCGACCCTCGGCACCGAAGCTGTAAACTCGACCTCCCGTTCGAATTGCTCCCAACGTTTCCAACGGACCAGACGCCGACGCGATTTGAGCTTCTGGTCGTCGCGGTTGAGGAAATGGAACTCCAAAAACAGAAGTTCGCGGCGCCCGTCCACGCCTCGCCTCCGCCGGCGCTCCGCCTCCGGGTTGGGGATGTCCAAGCGGGAGCTGCATCGGATTACTCTCCCCCTGCGCACCTCCCTGGGGAGCATTGTGAAATGGTGGAACAGCCGGTGCTTTTGCTGCATCCTTCGCCGCCTGCAGCTGGAAGAGGATCGAGTTCAAGCGCTTCAACTCTTCGAGGAGGCCGTAGCCCTCCTCGTTGTTCTCGAGCTGCTTGTCCTTCCAGTCACGGTAGCTCCGCTGGCGCTGCCGGAACTGCTCGATCCGACCCGACGCAGTCGGAGCCTTCTTCTCTCCTTCGGTCTCGAGGTCACGGCGCATCTGCTCGGCGAGGTTGAGAGCAGCCCGTCGAGCTGGTCCCTTCGGGAGGAGTGACGCGAGCTTCGCGTAGTCGCCTTCGAGGAGCGCGATGATCTTCCGGAAGTCTGCAGCATCAGTCTTGATCGAGGCCAGGACACTGTCGAAAGCACCAGCGCTGAGAGCCTTGTTCAGATCTTCAAAGAGCGGGAGAAGCTCCATCTTGATGTCAGTGATGAGGCCACCGAGGACCTTGTTGAACTTCTCGTACTCGACGTTGAACCGCTCTGCTGCCTCGATCCGTCGCTGCCACTTCTGCGGGTCACCGAGGAAATCCGAGATGTCGCTGATCCCGAGTGCCCTCATCGAGAGGCCGACGGAAGCGAGCCACGACTCAGCCTGCCGCCGAGCTTCTTGCATCCCTCGGCTATTTAGCTCCCGCTCGTAGATCGCTCGAGCTTCTCGAGCAGCGAGGACGATCGCTTGACCAGGTTGACCACTCCTGATCAAGTCGCGCATCTGCTTGATGCGAGACATCGCTAGTTCTGGCGTCGCCGACATTTCATAGATGCGCATAAACTGTGACGTGCCCGGCCGAGAAGCCTCGTCAATCGTCCGGACGAAGCTCAAGACCTCCCGTGAAGCTTCATCAGAAGTGTACCCGACGAGCTTCAGCTGGTTAGACACGTTCTTGAACTGGTCAGGAAGGAGCCCAGCCGACCGACTCATATCACGGAGGGCGAGGAGCTCCTTCGCGAACGCGCCGAGAGCGTCGTTCGTCTGCTTGATCGCCAAGACGATGCCCGCGAAGCCAGTCCCCGCGCCGAGCTTGAAGATCGGGAGGCCGCCGAAGAGGTTGAAAGCATTAGCGACCCCCCGGACTTCAGTCGCCAACTTCGAGACGAGGTCAGTCGAGACCTTAAAGCCTTCGACAGCTTTCCGGTTGACGTCGCCCCCTGTCCCAAGCTTCGCGAGCTGAGCGTTGACGTCCTTCAGCTTGTCCGACGCGTTGTCCGTGAAGGTGACCGAGACCTTCAGCTCTTGGAACTCCGCCATCGCTAATCTTCCGCAGTCTCAGACTCGCGCTTCATCAGGGCCATCAGCTGCATCGTCCGGTACATGTGCAGGTGGATGTCGTTGAGCGGCATCGTGAGGAAGACTTCAGGAGAAGTGTGGTACCAGCGGGCTAGACGGTAGCAGTCGAGGATGAGGTTCTCTTCCGAGACTACCACGCCGCCAGTTCTGGCAAGAAAAAACTTCGAAGCCGGTACGCGCACGAGTTCCAGTCACGGGGGTCCATCTGGTCCAGGAGCGGCGACAAGATCCCGGAGAGGTTCGCCATGATGAGGCTCATCTTGCGCTCATCGAACACGACGTCGCCGTCCTGGTTGATCCGGCACGGGTTGCCACAGCGGTTGATGTCGGCCCCCGTCGGCTGGCGGAACTCGATCTCCTTGACCTCTCGCCCCATGTTATCCCGGATCGCCCGGTGCAAGAGCTTCACCCGGATCGGCCACTCTTCGACAGGAGGCGGTGGCGGCGCATTCTCCAACGCGGGGTTAGCCGCAGGCATCTCTGCTGATGACGAACCCGTCAGGACTTCACCCTCGTCGACGAATCCTTCACGCTTAGGCTGCACGTTCATGCCCACTCCTCATCTGTTGTTTCATAAGACTAGAACAAGTTGATCTCTAAGCACGCGACCCCTTCCCACCGGACGCGCGCTTGGCCGTCTCGAGTGTTGATCTCGAAGCCACCTTTGACTGTCGCCCCCTGGAGGGTGTACTGCTTCTGATTCGCGAGCTGGGCGATCACCGTGCTGTTGACTTGAGTGAGCAAGTCTTCAAAGTTCAACCCGGGGACCGTCGACAAGTCACCCTCGATGTAGGGCACGCGCGGCAGCTCCTGGTAACCATGCACTCCGTCTTGACCTGCGATCATCGTGCGCTCGACAGGAGACGGACTCACAGTGAAGTTGCCACGCAGTTGGTACTGGTTCCCGTCAACAGACAAGAACGCGATGCCAGCGAATCTAATCGCCATCGTCATGCCTCCTCAGGTTCATAAGAAGAGCGAGCACAGCGGAAACTGTGCTCGCCAGTTCGTGGGGAAGGATCAGCCGTTCAGAGCGAAGTCAGGCAAGAGGCCAGTCATCCCGATCGTCGCCGGGTTCGGACCGATGATCTGAGTGTCAAGACCACGATCATACTGGAGCCTGAACTGAGCCAAGACCGCGAAGATGCGGAGCTGGTTTATCAGATCTGGGCCGTAGAGCACGTTTACGCGGTTGGGATCATTGGGATCGCGCTCGACGATGAGGTTCGCCTTGAACGCGTTCACATTCTCGACGAGGCCGACCCACATGTCTTGGACGTACTCGGCGATGAGCTCACCCTTGATGATGCCCGGCGTCACGATTGCCTGACCCGGCCCGAACCTGGTCCCGTCATCCGCCAATTTCACGCGCGGGTACTTCGACGTGATCGCATGCCGCTGGTTCCTGATCAACCTCGCCAGCGTAGCCAAGGTCGTGACGAGTTCGTACGCATCGTCCCGGAAACCATACAAGTTAAGTTGGTACGTCGTCGACTCCCTCGAGATCATCGGCTGGTTGTCCGACCCCGCCTTCTGAGTGGCGATCCCGTTCGTCGCGAGCGAGTTGAGCTCGATCGTGTCGAAGCGATCCTGGAGCGGGGCGAGCTTGATCGTGCTCAAGCTCAACGTCTGCAGCGGCCGAGCCGGGTCGTTAGTAAGAGCTCTCTGAGCCTTGGCGACGTAGGCAGCGACCCACTCATAGACTGGTGAGGGTGAAGTCAGCTCGACGCCCATGATCGACGTGACGCCGCTGTTGCGCGTGTTGCCGAACGTGAGGAGGTCCGGGTAGATCCCGCGCCGAGCTGAGAAGATGTGACCGTAGAGCTGCCTGCGCCAACCCCACCTCCCTACGTCTTCGAACCCATATTCGAGCTCCCAGGCGTTGAGCGACGTCGAGTCAGTATAAGGCAAAGCGACGTACTCAAACGGCTTCTCCCCCAAGTTCGCGATCGCATTGTCAAACTCCGGTACGCCAGTGCCACCGGTCATGAAACCAGTCGGCGGCAGTGTAAGGACGAGACCGACCGGAGTCTGCTCCCCGCCGATCGTCCCGTAGTAGTTCACGTCGACGCGGATGTCATTGCCGCTGAGTCCCCGCCAGACGCAAGTGAGCGTGACGTCATCAGCTTGTGCCGACGCGGTGACAGGGAGGTCCGCGTGGTCGTTGACTCGCTCAGCGATCGTAGCAGCAACCTCGTCCGTCGTGTCGGACGCTGAGATGTTGACGGGGACGTGCTGACCACCGATGTAAAGGTGGATCGTCCCCGCCTCAGTCTGCGGAGACACAATCGTGATCTTGGCAGTCGCTGGCTCAGCACCCGAAGGCTCTGGAACACCGAGCCCCCAAACCTCGTTCGCGAAGTTATTCGCGAAGAAAGCCTTGAACATCCTAGCTAGCTCTGAGCCGACGCCGAAGTTGTTGTCGGCCTGAGTCTGGCTCCCGACTGCGATCGGGACGTTCGCTGTGGCCTTCCCGAGGACTTGAGTGACTGTCAACCACTGGAGGTTGAACGTCGCGCCAGTGCCAGCACCACTAGTGCTGACCTGGGGCACCGGGTTCGTCGGCGGAGTCGCGCCGTCCGGGAGGCTCCCGTTATCAATGACTGCCACCGACGTAATTACGCCACCTGACACTGCCACGACCCTGAGGTGGACGTCGTTGCCGAGCGTGACCGTTTCATTAGCGATGTAACCAGTCCCACCAACTGCGATGTTCGCCGCGCTCACCTCCTGGAACCTCTCAGCGACGTCATCGATCCACGTCAAGTTGAACGTGGCTCCCGTCCCGGCACCACCAGTCGAGAACTGAGGCACCGGGTTGGGCGGCGGAGTTGTAGTCGCCGGGATGCTGCCACCAGACGTCACAGTCGCAGCCGTCACTGCGCCGCCCGAGACGGTCGAGACGACGAGGTGGATGTCGTTGTCGAGCGAGATCGTGTCACCGATGACGTAGCCCGACCCGCCGACGGCGACTGCCGCCGTGCCGACTTTCTTCGTCGCTGCCCTCATGATCCCGACCAAAAGGCTTGGTTGGTAGAGGACAGGAAGACCAGCTTTGCTCGGATCGACTTCGACCCAATATAAAGGTATTTTTAGATCTGCGGGGATTTGTGAGAAGCTAATGGGCATTGTACCGCTCCTTTCCGCTGAGGGGAAATTTACTTTTCAACTTCAACCCAGTACATTCCCCCTCATGGCGAAGAGAAACGATGTGTCCTGGATTGTTTACTGGTTAACTGATGATCGTTGCGTCTGCCCTTGGCGCCATGGTTATATCGGTTGCACCAATGACATCACCCGCAAGATCTGGAAACACCGAGAAAGTTTTCGGTTCCCCTTAGGATTCAAGTTCGAAGTACTATTCATAGGAAACCGATCTGAGTGCTTCCACGTCGAACAGATTCTTCGCCCTAAGCCTCACATTGGCTGGAACATCGGTGTCGGCGGATACCACGACGGCCAGTCTCTCAAGGGCGTCCCCAAATCTCCAGAACAACGCGAGAAGATGCGCCAAGCAGCCCTTCGTCGATACGAAGATCCAAATGAGCACAAGCGCACTTCAAGAGATGTCAAGAAGGGTCTCAAAGACGTTGATCGCTCAGGGACCAACAATGCGATGTCCGGTCAGCACCACTCCGAAGAGACTAAGCAGA